CGATACTATTACATACAAAAACCAGCTCATTGATAAATACGTAGACAGAAACAAAGAATATCTAAACGCTATCAGAAAGTATGAATACTCTCATAGTGTTAAGATTATGGATTAAATAGGAAATTACTAGATGGCTAACTTAGAGGGTAAAGGTGGCTTTGGAGATCGCCCAGAAGATATTAATAAAAAAGGATCTCCTTATGCTTATAATACCTTTAAAGCTTTATATCGTAAGTATGGTATTCAGACTATGCAGCAGTTAGATGAAATAGATCTATCTGTTATCCCTGTAAAGGAAGTGGCCGTTATTAAGGTTATTAAAAAGATGATTACAGAAGAGGATTTCCAAGCTATGAAGTTATGGGAAAACAGAGAAGAAGGAATGCCTAAACAATCCATTGAAAGTGATGTAACATCAAACGTCAAAGAAGATATACATATCAAAATTATAGATTGAACCCTGTAGAAGTACCCAGACTATTCTTACCTCTATACAAGCCTAAACGATTTAAGATCCTTTATGGTGGCCGTGGCTCTGGTAAGTCATGGCAAGTAGCTAGATTCTTATTACTTAAAGGCTATCAAAAGAAAATTAGAGTCTTATGCTGTAGAGAGATCCAAAAGTCAATCCAAGACTCAGTACATAGGCTATTATCAGACCAGATAGAACTATTAGGACTATCAGAATACTACGTTATACAGAATAGAGAGATAAAAGGCTCTAATGGAACTGTATTCCTGTTTGAAGGGCTCCATCAGAACGTTACAAAGGTCAAGTCATTAGAAGGATTGGATTATGTATGGGTAGAAGAAGGTGAAAGCATAACGGAAGAAAGCTGGGATACTCTTATACCAACAGTTAGAAAGCCTGGTAGTGAAATAATAATAACCTTTAATCCTAAGAGAGATGATGATCCTACCTATGAACGGTTTATAACAAATGAGCGTGAGGACTCCTGGATAGCTCAATTCAACTATACAGAGAACCCTTATTTTGGTGAACCTCTTAAATCAGAGATGGAGCTATGCAAAAAACTTAACTACTCTAAGTATTTGCATATATGGGAAGGGCAGCCTATAACAGATTATGATACTCTAGTCTACAGATATGATCATAAGGTCAATGCTACGAATAAGAAACTAGCCTATGCAGAAGGACTAGAAACTTGGACAGGGTGGGATTTTGGAGTAGCAGATGATACAGCTATTCTATTTTTCCAGATAGTCAAAGTAGCTCCCTGTGATGAATTCCCATTGGGCATAATGATTAATGTATTTGATGAGTATGTGAATAACAATCAAAAAGCAGACCATTACAGAGAGATAGTGGATGATAAGCAATATTTCATAGACCGCCATGCCTGTGATCCATCTGGAGCTAATAGAGATAGTGATCTTGATAGCTGGGTAAATAAGCTTAGAATGAATCCTAGAAAGGGAAAAATAGATTGGCATTTTGAATACACTCATAAATATTCACCTACAGAGATGATAGATAATGCTAATGATTACCTACACTGTATCAGGTACAATCCACAGATTACACCTAAGTTTCACAAGATGCTTAGACACTGGCAGTATAGAACGGATAAGGATGGCAAGATAGTGCTACCTCCTAAACCTAATCACGATGAATTTTCACACGTAGGTACAGCATTTTATTATTTCCTGATAAACAGATTCCCTATCAGAAAGTCAAAGGTACGAGTGATAAGAGGTTAATTGACAATAGCCATATTCTCTTATATAATACAAACAATGATCATTATTAAACACTGGGTACGGTGGAACCTCCAGCACAAGGAAGAACCACATGCCAGCAAACAATACATCCAATGTAAACCAACGAGTTAGAACAGCACACAAAACAACTATTAAGAGGTACGTTCAAAACCTCATTAATATTTACAAAGATAACTGGTGCTACATAATTCTAGAAGAGCTCAATAACCAAGTATCCAAAGAAACATTCCAAAAATATAAATTCCTAATTTCACAAGAGCTAAATGTTGTTAAAAGGGTAGTAAATGACCTATCCACTATATATGTAGATCCTGCTAAACGTAGAGCCGTTGTAGATGGCAAAGAAGCCGGAGAGGATGGAGAACTAAAAGAAGTAGTCAAAGAAGATGAGAACTACGAATTATCCCAAGAAGATACCAATAAAGATGATGCCTTAAGAGCTATTAACCAATACACAAACCTTTCTAACAATACTATGCTCAAAGTAACCTATAGAAATGGGAAACTAGATTATGATGTACTGTTATTTAACAACGTAGAGATTTACACAGATCCTGATGACTGGAAAGAGATTATAGCTATCAAGTATTATAACGGCCTTAATAATGGCTACTGGGGTGATTACTACGGAAGTGGTAGTAGTGATTACAGCTCCGGCACTGGATTTACAGGGATGAAGATAGACGAGAATAAAGATGGCCTTGGTGCTGGATCAATTCAAGACTATTATTCTGCTGTGCTATGGACTAAAAAAGATATTGAGAATAATGGCATCATAGAGAACGGAACTACAGATGAGGTCATTAAAGGCGGCAAGGTTTACACCATTAAGCCTTATGGTGATCTAGAGCAGATAGTGGATGAAAAAGACAATCCTTATATTGATAATGAAGGTAATTATGTTCTTCCATTTGTACTGTATAACAGAATTTACCCTATAGATGATTTACTCGACTTCACCACAGGCAATGATTTAAAAGACCTGGGAGTCAATGTAGCAATTCTCATTGTATGGCTAAATACCCTTGAAAAGTATCAATCATTTAAGCAGATAGTATTTAATACAGACGATCCAGAAAGTATCCCTCAGGATTTAAAGATGGGGCCTGCTGATATATTAGTGAATCCCACTAAAGATGGTGGTGGCTCTGTAGATGTACTAGACCTACAAACAGATATTAAAACTAAGTTTGAAGTCATTAAAGAGCGTATTATGAATGTCCTCACAGGATACCACATAAGCCCTCAGAACTTCACCATGTCAGGTAGTCCGGCAAGCGGATTTTCTCTTAAAATATCTAATATTGGTAAGCTAGAGTATAGAAAAGCTCAGCTGCCAATGTACAGGAAAAAAGAAAAAGAGTTATATGATATTGAGAAGGTAGTGTGGAATTACCATAGACCTAGTGAGCAGATAGATGAGGATGCTAAAGTAGAGATAGACTTTGCAGAAATAGAGTATCCTAAGAGCCCACAAGAAAGAATATCACAAGATGAATTTGATCTTAGACATAACTTAACAACAGAGCTTGATCTTCTTAAGCGTAATAATCCAGACTTAACAGAGGACATGGCAAAAGAGCTTTACTTAAAGAATAAAACATTTAATGAGCTCAACAGCCCTCAGTTAGTACAAGTAAATCCAACACAGCAACCAGGAGCAAAAAATGAAAATGGGAAAAACAACCAAGCCAGCCAAGGGAAGCAAACCAGCCAAAGGCAGCAAGCCAGCGATGGGAAGCAAGAAAGCAAAGGGAGCAATGCCTCCAACAAATAAAAAGAAAAAGAAATAAATGGCATTAAGTGACGCTCAAGAGAAAATAACCTTAAACTCCATATCTAGTATTAGGAGAATAGAGGATGATTTTACCCTAAGATTAGAAAGCACTCTTAGAAAGCTTGAGCGTCAATTAACTAGTTATTTCTCTGCTAATCAAGTAGGCGGTGCTGTAGATGTAGCATTAGCCAGAGCAAACCTGGAGCAGATATTATTACAATCAGGCTACTACGAAACTACAGGAGCCTTATTAAATGAAGGGTATCAAGCTGCCATAGATGAGAGTTATAACCAATACCTCAAAATGTATGGTGAGTCATTCCAGTTTGGAGAGGTATCACTTCAACAGTTAGATGCTCTTAAGAACCTAGACCTCTCACAGTTTAACCAGCTAGGACAAACAACACTAACAGAAGTAAATAGGCTATTAACTGATTTGCAATTTGGTACTATCACATTTGATCAGGCAGTTAAACAGCTTGGAGAGCAAGTTATAGATAAGCTCCAAAGGTATTCTAAAACCTGGATAACCACTGGACTAAGTGGAATTTATAGAGAAGCTAATTCACTACTAGCAGAAGATAATGGCATTACTAAGTTTCAGTATGTAGGGCCATTAGATGATTTAACCAGGAAATTTTGTAAAAAGCATTTAGGGCAAGTAAAGACTAAAAAAGAATGGGATAGCATACCTGGTGGGAATGGGCAGATAAGCCCTGTTAGTACTTATGGAGGCGGTTACAATTGCCGCCATTCATTTGTAGGAGTTGTAGATGGCTAGAGTTAAACTAGATTTAGGAGCTACTAAGGCAACTATAAAGCAGCTTAGAGATTTTGATAAGATATTATTCCAAGGTGCTGAATTCCTAAGAGGTAAAATATTAAGTAACTGGAGTAGGGCAAAGTCTCCTGATGGTTCACCATTTAAAAGCCTAAGTACTAAAGCATATTATTTTAATGTCGGTACTGCTACGAGTCCAAGATGGATGACTTTTGAAGGTGGCTACAAAGAGTTTAAGCAAGCCACAGGAAGAAAGGGAATTAGAAACTTAAACTTTACAGGCAAAATGACACAGGGATTCTATGTGGATAATAGCAAGGCATTTGTAAAAACTCTTAAGTTTAGATCTCCTGAGATACCTAAAGCAAGAGGGAATTATAATAGAACTCCTAACATGCTAACACTAAGCAGAAAAATAGAGAAGCTCACAGTAAATGTTATTAATAATTTATTTTGGAAGAAGATCAGGAATAAATAATGAGAATTATTAAAGTACTTGGAGACAAAAAATGCTACCAGTTAAAGAATGGTGATCTTGTGCCGTTTTGGGAGTATGAAAAGTATTTACAAGATAGAGGGTTTGAGCCTATTAAGGAAAAACCAGTTAAGAAAAAACGAACTAAAAAGAAGGTTAAACAATGAGTAGAATAGACTCCTATAATCATGGACCAATAGCAGTAGC